GTATCCCCTATATTGCTATCATAGACAAATGTGGCGGTAAGAGGAACGTTCTGTATGTTTGCTACAGCAGACCAAGTTCCATCCTCTCTGCCATAAAGCTCTCCATCTTCTGGGCCTTCCAAGAGAAAAGAATCAGCGGCAATTTTTCTGGTATTATTAGAATTGCCATCAACCGCAATAAAGTCCCCAGAATCTGGGGACGGTGCGGTTACTTCTAAATCTTTGATTCTTTTGTTGGCCATAACCCTTACAACAATTTACTTGCGGCGTCTTGCACGGTTTCTTCAAATCCAAACGGAGCATTGGGCCAATCGTTGCGGGGTTCGGGATTGGCGGCGAATGCACCAAGAATGGCATCAAGCCACGAGCGGACGGCTGTGAGCTTGGCAGAAGTCTTGCCAGCTTCGGCCAATTTACCCTCCAAATCCATCAATGTCACAAGACGTATGGCGGGATAGCCCTCGCGCTCAATATGCTTTTCGGCGGTGACAGCGGGTTTCGGACGAGCGGCAATCAGTTGTTCGCGGTGCTCCGCCATAGTAACGAGTTCTCCATTTTTGTAAAAATAAAACACCTTGGGTTCGCTGGTTCGTCCAGCTTGGACGGTTGCTGCTTGCTCGTCGGTAATTTCAACAACGGTTGCGCCTTCGGCTACGGCCTTGGGTTCTGTGTCGCTGATACGGTTAATTGCCCCTTTGGGGCCGATAATTGCATATTTCATAGTTCGTTAATCCATTTAAATGTTTGTGCCACTTGATCTGAAAGTTGTCTGCCAAGGATGTTTAGCCAGTCGGGTTCTACGGGTTCGACCTTGCTGCGGATTTCGTGGTCGCCGTAGGGCCAGCCAAGCTCATGCTCTTTAGTATATTGTTGCACATTATCAAAGTCATGGCGATCAAATTTTAATCCAAGATAATCCCAAATTTCTCCCATTGTTTCTGCGGGATTTCCCGTAAGAGATTCAAAGTGGACAAAATGAAGCTTGTCTTTGTAGCGGCGAACGGCATCCGAAACGCGCTCTACGGCGATACCAAGCGGAGGCATTTGCAACCAGCCCTGTGCGCGTTTTTCCACCGTAGTCCAATTTTGCGGGGACTGTTTTTCAACTCCCGTAAAGGGAAAGGGATGGCTTCGCCATTTCTTCTCCAAAGAGCAAAGAATGCCGCGCATGTCGCGGACAGGAACCAAAACTTTTGCGTTGGGCCAGATGGCAAAGAGCATATCCAAGTGACCAACCCAGCTACGGCACTTGTCAGCCACAATCGGGCGGTCGGTCAAACGATTGAATGCATTTTCGCATCCGCCCTTGACGTAATCGTAGAACAAGGTTTCACCATCCTTTGGATTCGGGATGGTCTTGAACTCCTCGGTCGCGGAGAACTGACGAGCGATGTAGCCGATTTCATGGAGGCCGCTTGTTGCGGTGGAATGGACTTCGGGATTTTGCGCGAGAAGGTTCATTAAAAGTGTTGAACCGCTGCGCGGCAGACCCGATACGAAGTGAATGGTTTTACTCATAGCCCACGATTATGGAACATTTGGATAGTTTGTCCACACGGAAACTGTGACGTTGGCTCCGCCAACACTTTGCCCCGCGCCCAAGGTGTAGCCCGTGGCGTCTGGGCCGATATAGATGTTGTCGATATTTGATGCGTACATGAAAGCATTAACTGCCACTTGTCCTATGGGTTGGTTGAGGTAGGCTGCTGTTAAGAAAAGGCAATTGCTGAACGCATAATCACCAATGGAGGTAACGGAATTGCCGATGGTTAGATTTCCTGTGAAGCCGTTGCAGTTGCCGAACGCATAATTGCCAATAGAGGTGACGGAATTGGGGATGATTAGGTTGCCTGTGAAGCCAGAGCAGTTACTGAACGCATAACTGCCAATGGAGGTAACGGAATTGGGGATGGTTAGATTTCCTGTGAAGCCGTTGCAGTTGCCGAACGCATAATTGCCAATTATGGTAACAGAATTTGGAATGGTTAGATTTCCTGTGAAGCCGTTGCAGTTGCCGAATGCGCCATCGCCAATTATGGTAACAGAATTTGGAATGACCAAATTACCTGTTAAGCCATTGCAGGAGTAAAACGCATAGCTTCCAATGGATGTGGCAGAATTGCCGATAGATAGTTGAGTCAAGTCACTATTGCTGTAGCCGAATCCCAAGCTTTGCCAATCATTAGGAATGTTGCCAACAATGAATTGTGTGGTTTCAGCCGTGCCGTCATAGACAAAGGTTGGGACAATCGGAATGTCATCAGGGCTTGCGGCCTCTTCCCATGCTCCATCCTGACGGCCATAAAGTGTTCCATCGCTGGGGGCATCCTGCAAAAATGTATCTGCCGCAATCTTGCGCGTGTTGTTGGTTGCTCCGTCAATAGCAATAAAATCATCATTTGCTGGTGATGTTGCTGTTGCTGCTAAATCTTTAATTCGTTTGTCGGCCATAATATTTCTCCTTATGCGTAAATCAGTTTTGCGGAGCCTTCTCCATCATCGTATAAAAGATCACCAACATCAACGCTATCGTTGTATTCGATGAAGAATGTTTCTGTTGGAACTGGCGGTGGTGGTGTTCCGCCGTTTAGTTCAACCAAAAGAGCCAATTGAATTCTAATTGGAAGATCAATGTAATATGCAAGAAATTGGGAAATGTTTTGATCTCCGTAGGTTGCTCCGAGAATCCAGCCTAAAGCTTGTTTTTCTGCCCAATCGTAATGAACGTTAGTATCTCCAGAAATTGCGTTGTAAATATCGCTCCAGACATATTGCTTGGGAAGAGAGATGTAATCGACTTCCGCCCTTGGGCATCCGTAAGCTACTGCAATCTTTGCAAGAAGGTATCGCTCTGGGAGTGTTGCATAGTCGCCAGTTTCGCCAAACCCTTGAACACCAATAAGCCACCGCGCAAAAATCTCCCTTTTGGGGAGCGATGCGTTGATGGCTACTTGGTCATTTAGGTTCGGAATTGGCATCTTACCAGATTAGGCCATGCCCATAATGCGCTCGCCCATGTTGCCCATAGCGGCAACTTCTTCCATGTCTTCCTCTTCCATGTCTTCTGCGTCTTCCGTCTCGGCATCTTCAGCCGCAATTTCAACGCCAGCAATCATGGTCGGAACAAGCATGTCGCCTTCAAGACGAATGGTCACAAGCTCATCAAATGTATCGCCGTCAGCAACGCCTTCAGGCAATGTGTATCCTTCGGGAATTTTAATTTTCATAATAGTTATTTCTCCTCATAGAGCTTGCCATAAATTTTACTCTATGGCAAGCCTTGATGAGAGGAACCTAACTATCAGGAAAGGTATCCGTAGCCGCTACCAGCAGGGCAAGCAACCAGATCGTTTGCCAAGTTGCAACGGAGGTGGAGGATGTAGTATCCCCACTGAGGGAACACTTGCTTGACGGCACTCGCCATCTTCGCTCTCCAGTAACCGCTGTTCTTGTCGGGGTTGCAGGTCTTGTCGTATTCGTTGATCCATTTGAAGTCGCCGCGATAATTCTGAGCGTCATAGACCAATTTGCCGACTTTGACGTTAGTGCTAGGAACAAGCCATTCAGCCGCTTTCGGGTGGAACACAACCGTAGTGGTGTATTTCGCCGTCTTGTAGGCCGGGTTGATGACATACTTGGTTCCCTTGGTTGCGCCAGTGGCAACATAAGCCGGAACTTCGGTATAACCGCCAGCACCGTCATCATTGAAGCGTTTCGGGAACGGACGGCTGTGGAACACAAAGCCACCATAGCTCTTGCGGGGCAGGAGCGAGGAGCCGTTTGCGCCAAGCAGATCATTCACACGATCACTCCAACGGATGTCCTGACGAACATCGTCCTGAAGCTTGATAAGATTCTCAATCGTGGCGCGTTCAGCGAACACGTTGAAAACAGGTGAACCATCATCGGTAACAGCATCGCCGTCATCGCCAGCGTTGTCCTGATAGAGATTGTCGTAGATCGAACGCAGCACTCCCGGCGTCAAAACGCTGGTCGGGGCGGTCGAAGGGAACGCAGTGTCATCTTCAGGCAAACCGGGGGCAACAACCATCTTGTGCTCCGAGATGTCGAAATAGTCTTGATCGTAACGCTCAATCCACTCAACGTTCACGTTGTCGGCAAGGATTTTGATGTAGTTGTTAACATCGTCCACGGGGAACGCGGAGGTGCGAACATCTTCCAAGCAAATCCAATCCGACTCAATGGCCTGATGGCGGAGTTTGAAGGTTTTCTGATCGAATGCATAGCCAACCTTTTTGACGGGCGGCAAACAGGCGTTGTCTTGACCGCTAACGGTCGAAATACCAACATCTTCCCAACCAGAGCCAGTGGCTTTGGTGCGTTGGGCAATCGTGTTGGTGATAACCGCGCCCATGTTGTCAGGGAAAGCGGACTGCGAGACAAAACGCAGATACGGGTCTTTATAGAGGCCAAGACGATGAGTGCCAAGGGCAATACGTCCGGTTTCTCTCTGGAAGTTATCATTGATAGCTTCGCAAGTGAGTCCAGTAGGGGCTGACATAATATTAAATTCTCCTATTTAATCTAATTTTGTTTTTGCATTAAGTCTTAAATAATGCACACGCATTATCTGACCGCTTGCGATTTTTCCCATGCTGCGGTGGGTATAGACAGCTATTAGTTTTAGGAGGCGATGTCGCTCACCAACCAGCGTCCGTGACCAATTCGGCTAAGTCATAATTGAATCTACTATAATGACAATGCCTTGTCAACAAAAAAAGAAGAGCGAGATTTTACTCTCACTCCTCTATTGTGATTAGGGGGAAATATTATCGTCCCAAAATAGACGCTCCAAAATTGGTTAGTCTTTTATCGTCAATATCTTCTTCAACATCGCTGTTGTCTGTAGTGGCGGTTCCAAGATTCGGAGAAGCACCAACCAGACCCTCAATCTGTTTCTTGAGTTCGGCAATTTCGGCGTTTTTGCTTTCAGAAACTTTGGCCAATTGCGCCGAATAATGATTGATAGCAGACTCCAAGAATGGAACAACCGAAGCTTTGGCAAGAATTGCAGACCTGTCTTCAATGCTTAGTCGGTCTAGGTTTGTCTCTGCCGCCGTTTTCTTGGCAGTTCTAATGTGATTGTTCCAATCGTCTTGCCCGTCAATTTCTTTGAGGAAGTCATAGCGGTCTTCAAGCCCCGTCCAAGTTTGTGAAGTAAAGGCTTTCTGAAGGCGAAGATCGTTTTCAATAAACTCCTGCTCCTCTTGGGCGCGTCTTGCTCTTTCGTTTTCCACAAGGGATTCCGCATCTTTTTGAAAGCGTTCATGCTCGGACGCCAGATTGTGATACTTCTCCGTAAGCTTAACAACCTCAAGCTGCTCCATGCGCTTGAAGTCGCCAATAAGGTCTTCAAGACTGTCAGTGCGCTTGCGAATGTCGGGTTCCGTAACAGCTTGCCAGAGCTTGCCAAAATCGGCATCGTTGGCTTCTGCAATTGCGCGAAGATCACCCTGCAATCCGTTTAGCGGCTTTTTGACCTTTTCAACATATTCTGGACTGCGCTCAAAGTTGGCTGTTTTAAGCTCTCTGCTGAGTTCTGCGATTTTTGTTTTGTAGTCTTCGATTTCCTTTTTGTAGTTTTCGGCTTCAAAGGAAGTCGTTGTTGAGGCGGCTTCTTTTGCGGCTTTAAGTTCCGCAACGAGCCTGTCCCTTTCTTCTCTCGCTTTTTTAAGCTCCGCTTTGTGCTCTTTCCAAGAAGCGAGTCCTTTTTCCGAATCATCGCCAGCGGGTTTATCTGCAACCTCTTTGTCGTTAAAATGGGGGTTGACAGGAAGATCAGAGTCGGAAGCAGAAGAATCTTCAGTTTTGCTTTCGGTTTTTTCAGTAACTTTTTCAGTTTGTTTAGAAATGTCAACATCTTCAGTTTTTTTGGTTTTTTCTTCAACTTCTCTGGTTGGGGCTTTGGTTTTCTCTTCTTGCTTGGGCTGTTCTTTGGCCTCCGTTTTCTCAGCCGTTTTTTCTGGTTCTGGGGTTGCTGGCTGTTGCTCTGCAACGGGTTCGGGGGTGGCCTCTTGATTTCTACCAAGAACGGCTCCAGCGAAATCTGCTTCGCCAGTAAGTGCGCTATTAAGGATTGCGTTTGACATGATTATTTATTTTTTTCTGTAGTTATATGTGAGAAGGGTTCTGGAAGTTCTGTTTTCGGTTTGTTCTCCACTCTTCCATTAGCCAAAATTTCAACAAGGTCAAGAACTTCTTGTCCACCCTCGTAAAATCCACACGTCTTAATAAAGACTGGAGACAGGTCAAACCCTTGTGCAACTTGCCCAACCATACGGCGGGGTCTTACCTTTTTGGCGATAATTCTCAAACCTTTGAGCATGTGCGGTTGCTCCCAAGTTTTCGCCCACTCACGAGCGTCTTGATCTGTCCATTCCATTTGTTCTTACTTGCTATATGAATCCAAGCGGCCTGTCCAGAATTATTTTAAACACCTTGGGCCATCGGGGGTCTTCCTGTTCCTGCCAGCGGTGTTGTTGACTTTTGCATAATTGAGCTTTTTGTTTTAAGATCATTCAAGCTCATTTGCTGACGAATAGTTTCCATTCTTTGCGCGTGGGCCTCTTGGTTCATTAAACGCTTTTCTTGCATTTCCGCAAGTTTGATTTGCGCCTTCTCCAACTCAATCATGTCTTTGGGATTGGGTTGCTGGCCTTGTTGTTGACCTTCAAGGGCTTGTTCCTGCATTTTGTTTTGCTCGGACATCATTCTGTTGATGACTTGCTGTTCAAGCTCGTCAACGTATGCCGTGACGTTTTGCAACTGCCGTTTAAGTTCATTTACCTCTTGCTTGCGGAAGCTGTTGCTTGAGAAGAACACAAGATGTTGTGTGGTATGGTCTGCCAGAGGACGAAGAATCTGCATTGCTTGCTCGTCTGGGATTTGCTGTTGACGGTGAAGCTCGATGATTTCTGCCATAAGCGGAATGTGGGCTTCGATATGAACCGCATGATTTTGGCTATCGTGAACGATTTGCTGAACGCCTTGGCGAAGGTTTCCGTTTTCAAGGTTGGCAATGTCAAAGTCAACAACGCGCCTTGGGCCTTTCTCGGAAACAAACAGATCGACCTTTTGGTATCCGACACCGGGGATACCAGCAACAACGGCTCTAAGGGTGTTTTCCTTGCCCTTCTCGTCCATCAACGAATAAAGCTCCATGAGTTGCTTGGATGCCATTTCCGTCATAACGGGGCTACCGTCTCCCATCGCTCTCATTGCCGTAACCTTCAAGAATCTTCTCATTCTCTCAATAGAAACTCCGCGCCGTTTGCAGCGAGCGCGAAACTCTAAGGCAAGCCTTCCACCGCGATCAGAAGGTGTGATAAATTCTGATACTGCTCTACGATATTGCTCTGTGAGCAATTTGTTATATGGCGTGTAAAACAATTCAAGAGCGGCAGCATTAAGCGTTGATTCCTGTCTGGCTTGCTGAACAACCTCGGTGGCAGACCTTGCTTGTGCGTCTGGATTAACGGAGCGAGAGCGATAGCTACCAGTGTTGTTCTGAAGCGTCTGGCTCATTAGGTTATAAACGGGGATGCCCTGTGTTGCAACGCTTGGGGGTGTAAGCTGAATGGGGGTCAATCCATTGGGGATAAATGTATAAGGCCCAACTTCAATGTATTGAAAGTCTTGAATCGCCTCTGCGTCTCCTTGCAACTGGATTAGCCCTGCGGTAATGGCTGCTTGGGCGGCTTGGCAAAGGATTCTGTTGGAAACTTGAATCGGGTTGTAAATCTTTTGCTTGAGTCCGCGAATGGTATGAAAGGTTCCTTGGCCAACGCCATAGGTGAAGATTACAAAGCAATTGTTAACATTGTTGTATTTCCCATACCTTTCGTAAAGAAAGCTGTCTGCATCCCTTGAAGAGATAAGCTGTGTGAATTTGCCATCAAATTCGCGGTTATAGCCGTAAATCAATTGTGCGCGATGGTAGGCTGATTCGCCTGAATAAAGGTCGTTTTCTTTTACTTCGCGCTCAAAATCTTCCCAGTGATGGGTATAATTTTTCCATTGATCTGACTTTGTGGAAGCTTTCCAAATTGCCTGTTTTACAGCATTGATGTTCCACCCCATAGCTTTTGCGGCCTTGGGATTTCTGATGTAGTGATACAGTTGGCTCACAGACATGCTCCGAGTAACAATCGCCACTTCAATTGCCTCGTCAGAAACCTTGGTGTCTCTGGCAACTTTAAAATCTTTTAATCCGCATGGTTCCCAAAAGATGGTTCTTTCGTCTGGCCACATGGCAACACCAACACCATCACCAACAAATTCTCGTGAGAGCAATTGCATGTTGTATGGGTAATCGCTCCACTCTTTGAGCATCCAATCAAACTCTTCAGAAATAATTTCTGAATCCTCGTTTGAATCGCCCTCATAGGATTCCATGATTACATTGGCAATGCGCGGAACGCCATTTTGAAGCTCAATATACGGAGCAAGAGCCGCCTCAATAATAGCAGAAGCTTCGCCAAAATTACTGTTAACAACATGAGTTAGCCCCTTGTCTCGCAGTTCGTCGCTGTCGTATGGAGGCTCACCATTGATTAGTGCCTGAGCGCGAGCACGAAGATAGCTGGCCTCCTCGTCTTGTTCAATGTATTTATCCGCGATTGCTACAAGACTTCCAGAAGACTTAATGCGCTTTTGGGGCGCACTGCCAGTTTCTGTTAAATTCTCCAACTCTGCATTGCCTTCGTTTGCCATATTATTGAAAAAGCGGGATTCTAAACGTGTTTGTTACGCCATTTGTTACAACGGTTATTCCCATCCAAGCAACCGCCGTATTAAAGTTGATTGCGTTAACGTTTGCCGAATTTGTTGGTATGGAATTTGTGGTAAAAATTGCAGCTTGAAAATTTGTGTTGCTTGTATTGGTTAATGCTGGCAAGGGAAGACCAAGATTGGTTCTGGTAAGCGCGGCGTTTGTTACGGCAATTGCACCACCAACATTAAGGTTGGTAACAGCCGTAACAACTCCAGTAGAAGTAAGCGTTCCAGAGGCGATAATGTTTGAAAATGTTACATTGTTGGTTACTCCAAGCTCAATGGCCGTGCGAAAATTGGTTACATTGGTGTTGGTGAGCCATGTTGCCCCAATACCAAGATTTGTTCTGCTAGCCGCAGCATTATCAATAGCATTTGTTCCCGAAAAATAAATAGGCTCAATATATGAAATATTGTCAGCCAATGTCCAAGCATTTTCTTTATAAATGAGCCTTACGGCTTCGTCCAATTGGTTAAGAATAATAATATTGGTTGAAGACCCAAGCTGTCTAACTGCCGTTGTTGAATTCGTGTTTCCAGAATGAATTATGGTTGCCACATCTCCGTTAAATGTTGAGCCGTTTGTTGGAAGGGTAATGGTGTTTGTTATGCCGCTAACTGATGGCGACAAACTATACAAATACAAATTACGCGAGTTTGTGGCAACATTTGTTGATGTTCCTGTAACGTTAGTAAAACTTTGAACGGTAGTGCTAATTGGTGCTGATTGCCAAAAGTTTGTCGGACTAACAACCGAGCCATTGGTATTGACGAGAACGGGATTTGTGTTTGCCCCAAACAGGGCGGTCTGGAATCCGCTTGATGTCGTGTTCGTTAATGCGCTCCATCCAAGCCCCAGATTGGTTCTAGCGGTTGCTGCATTGCTTGCGCCAGTTCCGCCGTTTGTGATGGCAACAACGCCAGTAACGTTAGATGCTGTTCCTGTGGTGTTTTGATTTAGCGTTGGGAAATTCGTAAGCGCAGAGGCATTTCCATTTGTGGCCAACGCACCAACAACGCCGCTAACTGAAATATTGGTTAGATTGATTCCATTGTTATTCGCCAAATTCGTTAGAGCGGAAGACGATGGTTGGAACGCTGACTCAGAATTTGTTGCCGCGCTTCCAAGACCGAGATTGGTTCTGGCGGTTGCCTCGTTTGTTGCACCAGTTCCACCGTTTGTAATGGCAATTACTCCGCTTACGTTAGACGCTAATGCTACCGTTCCCGCAATATTGCTTGCCGTAATGTTAGTAAGCGCAGAACCATTTCCGTTGGTTGCCAAAGCTCCAATCACCCCCCAAACGGGGATGTTTGTTAGTGTTGCGCCATTATTGTTAGCCAAATTAGTAAGAACCGAAGATGACGGCTGAAAAGCTGTAGAAGGATTGGTTGCGGCGGTTCCAAGCCCAAGTCCGCTTCTTGCATTGGCGGCATCGGCAGACCAAAAATTTGTCGGAGAAATAATAACGCTATTAGTGTTTACTACAACATTTCTTGTCTGCGCGTTAACAGAAGCAACAAGAAACAGGGCGGCAATAATGGCAAAAATATTTTTCATTGTTACATTCTCTGAACCCAAACTTTTTCGTTGGTGGCCGTTGCATAGTCAGCGGGACGCACAACAAGCGGGATGTTTTCTGCGGTATTTGCCGCTACCAGTTGATACGTTGATGGCGGGGTTACGTTAGGCAAAAATACACAAATTCCTACGGGATAAGAGCTTCCAGTAGCGGTTGCAATAGACTTCAAAGAATTGCTGCCACTTCCGCTCACGGTTGTAATTTCGGTTTCAACGCGAAAAACAGAAGAGCTTGGTGCGCTGGCCTGTGAAGACGCAACACCAATCACGCTAGTAGATGGTAGCGGAATGCAAAGTTTGCTCATGTGTTAAAATAGACCTTCCCTTGGAATATTCTGGTCACAACGCTGCCATTTGTCAAATAAACTCTATGAACGCCCTCGTCCACATTGACGGCAGAGGTTTCATTTGCAGACAGGGTTAATCTGATTGATCCAGTTTGTTCGTTTAAAACCATTCTTCCATTTGTGGTTGTTAGGATTAAAATGTTATCAGGGCTATTTGGATGGGTTTTGACTTCCATGCTTCCCGTGTATCCCGCAAGGTTTACTGGCGTTGATGGTTCTCCCGTTTCCCAAAACAAAGTTTGGTTAAAGGTTTGCCCCTTTAAAATGCAAATATCTACTTCGGTTATTGGGAGTTCCATGCAATAATACGACAATATTTTTTACCAATTACTCCTTAAAGTCAAGCGTTGTTTTATTTTCTTAAAACCCTCCCTGTTCTTTTGTTTGATTTCCGCAATGGCCTCGCTTCCCGCCATTGCCCCGAAAACTTTCCTGACTACAAAAAGCCCAACAGCAAAAGAATCAAACAAGTCAGGGGACTTGCCAATCCGTTTTTTCATGTCTGTTTTAGATTCAATAATGATTTTTCTTTGGCGGCGAACATATTTTCTTTGGGTCATCTCCCAAGCCAAGTCTGGCGTGACTCCTTTTAATTGTTCGTTTTCAACGAAATATCTACCAACAAAACACAACTCGCTTGCCATGTTGTGAAAAAGCTCTTTGCCCACCTGTGGCTTTCCTGTTGCCTCATTTCTAAGCGCGTATTGCGCCGAAACAGGAAGATCAGATGCGGCCCCAGCAAAACTTACCGCGTGCCACCCCTTTAACAACTCTCGTTCACCGATAGACCAAAAGATGCCGCCAGCGGAGGCGTCAACGCCCATCCACTGATTTGGTATTCCCAGTTTTTCGGCCAAGTCTTTGATTTGATGAATCATTTCGTATTGAAAATCTTCTTGGCTCCCCTGTCTTCTGTTGAGAACATATTGCTTTTCTACGGCGACTGCCCACTTGCCAGATATGAGCCTTCCATATTTTAGGTGCGTAAAAACAAATCTGTCTCCACCTTCTGTATAGCTTGGGTCAACCCCAGCTATGTCTTTGGGTGTTCCATCCCATATCGGCTTATCTAATGCGCCGTGGCGAGCCAGCAAGATGTCACTAAAAATCGTGGTATCATCTGCATCCGCTGGTGGCCAAAACCCGCGAAACTTTCTCCAATACTGAGGATTGAGTTCTCCAAGTTCTTTTTTGGCAATAGCAACATCATTAGGCTTGGGAAGGAACGGATAACGCAGTCCTTTTCCAGCATCAAACGATTGCTGGTTGGGATTGTCTTTTTCAGAGTCAAAACGAAGGCATATTCCCTCAATGCCAGCCACCCTTATCTTCCAGTGTGAAGTTTCCTCATCAACGCTCATCCATCCTTTGATGGGTTCGCAGAACTTTCCGTGGGGGTCAAAGATTGATGATGGGTTTCCTGCGCCGACAACGTAAAGCTCTTGCGCCCCCTTAAATCCCCAAATGGCCTCGTTAATCACGGAAGCAGAACAGTCTTGTAATTCGTCAATGATTAAAACAATGCGACGATTCTTTTTACCCTGAAGTCGCTTCTGTGCGTCATCCTTAAATTCGTCGCCAGCCGCCAAGAGCATGATGGAAGATGCGTCGGACACGCCAACGGAGGCGTCGATTACCTTGCCCTCTTCGTCAGAAAGTTTGATGATGTCCATTGACTCGATTAGCCGCCCCGGAGCCACACCCAACGCCTGAGCCTCACGATACATCTTTACCAGTGCGCCCCATATTCGCTGTTTTGCGTCAATCTTGCTTGTTGAAACTACAATAACCATCGTGTTCAATGGGTCGCAAAACCAGTTCACAAGACCAAATGCGGCCATGTCCCAAGACTTTCCAGAGTCGGTTCCGCCAGCGAGTCCTGTAACACCCCTGACATATCTATTGCTTCCATCAACCTCTATGTTGTTCATGCAGAAGGCTTGCGCCCTAAGCTCTGCCCATTTATGCCAAGCGAAGGTTGGCCATATTGTTGATACGATATTTTTGTAGTGAACGGCCTTGCCAAGCCCTCCATCCTCTTTGGTTAACCCCGCAAGGAATGCGTCCATCTCGATTCGTAGCGGCGTAACAGCGGCCCCGCTTTGCGGATACCAAAGCCTTCCATATTTTTCAACCGCACCATCAGCGTTAATTGCTGTTGCCATAAGAATTTGATTATACTATATTATGGCGAATGGAAGAAAAAAAGAAGCGCGGCAGGAAGCCTATTGATTGGGACTCGCCAGAAAACAGGTATAAAAAACAAAACGCCTTCAAGCTGTTTGTAGCCGATAGAGAGCTTTCCGAGGTTACAGAAGCTTTGGGAATTAAAAACATTTCTAACACGAAACGTTTTATTTATTCAGAAAAATGGGAAAAACACAAGCAAATTTGGCTTGATAACCCAGATAAAGAAATGCCGTATCCTTGGGAGGAGGAGGCTCCCGTTAAGCTTGCGGCCCCTCCGCCAGACATGAGCTTAATGAAGCAGGACAAGAGAATACAATGCATTAAGGGATTCTCAATGTATTGCGCTGGAAGAAATATTGCGGAAATTGCACAAGAGCTAAACGCCAGCCACGCAACAGTAAGCATGTGGGCCGACACTCAAAGATGGAAGATTTGCAGAGAGCGTCTTGTCAATGACCAGTCTCCAGCACCTTGGGAAAGCGATGATGTCCCAACCCTTATTTCTGACATAACCGCATCTCTTGAAACGATGAAGAAGTCCATTAAGTTTCTGACTGGCAAGGTTTTGGTTAAAGCCGCAGATGCCGCGCAAGAGCTTGATGGTATGGAGGCGTTGGGTATGATGCGTAACATCAAACAACTCGCGGAAGCCGCAACAATTAACTTCTCTGAACCAAACCAACAATCACAGGTTCAGATAAACATTGCAACAAAGCTGGAATCGTTAAAGGTTCCAGACAACAACACATTTGAGGCCGAATTGGTAGTCAATGAGTAATTCCCTTAAATTTTGTCTAAGCAGAAAGGAAGCAGTTCCTCCTAATGGTTTTCGCTGTATTTGCCCCATGACGGACATAATGGTTCGTGCGGCAGACTTCGGGGAGCTTGTAAAGGAATGCACAAAAACGATTATGTCCCTTGGGCTTGTGCCGCCAGCGGATTTAGTAAGAGAGGTTGAAAACGCGATTTGCAACGAACTTCCCGGCTACAAGTTCTGCAAGCCATGCTCTCAAGTGAAACAGACCCTTGGATTCGGCGCAATTACCAGATGGGTTACAGCAATGTATAAGTTTGCCAAAGAAGCAAAGTTTTCACTTGTCGAACAAGAAGAAGCTGAACGGAGAGCTAAAATCTGTGCTTCTTGCCCTCACCAAATTGAGGCGGCTGGATGTTGGGGATGTAAGGGCATCGCTGGAATGCTTCCACACATTGCTGGTGCAAGAAAAACATCGTTTGACCCGCAGCTTAAAGCTTGTGGGATTTGCGGATGCTACAATTCTGTTAGCGTTCATTTGCCCGTTAGTGTTCAAGGTGGAGAAAATTTAGAGTTTCCCGATTGGTGTTGGAAGAAAAAAGTTTAGCCAATATCTTGAAATCTTGTGATTGGCTTGTTGAATAGCATCTTACAGCTATCCGTGGCTCCGTCTCTGTGTTTGGCAACAACAAACTCTACATACGGCATCTGTGTCTGATTTTCTGGGTCTTCATCGTCCCTATGAATCATAATGACAATATCCGCATCTTGCTCAATTGCGCCAGAGCCTTTTAGGTCTGCCATGTTTGGCTTGCCCTTGCGCTTCTCTGGGTCGCGGTTTAGTTGGGCCAAAATCAGAATTGGCACGTTCAAGCTCTTTGCCAATTCTTTAACGCCATTGCTGATTTCTTCAACTTCGCAAACCCTGTTTTCCTTTCCGCGTTTTGAGTCTCCGTGGATAAGCTGAAGGTAATCTATAACGATTAGGTCTATTGGCTGTTTCTGGTGCGCCCTTCTGGATACCGCCTTAATATATCCCATGCTTCGGCCAGAGGAGTCATCGCACAATATGTTGGAATCAATGATTTCTTGAGTGGCATTTGCCAAAGCCATCTTTTGATCGTTGGTTACAGCGCGAGCCAAGAGATGGGCAACCGGAACTCTTGCCCTTGAACGAATCATTCTTTCCATCAATGAAACGCTGGTCATCTCCAGAGAGAATATCAACACGCGCTTTTTAAGGTCTAGCGCAACATGCTCTGCAATCTGCATTGCAGCAGAAGACTTGCCAACGCTTGGACGAGCCGCCAAAACCGCCATGTCCCCACCGCGAAGCCCAAAGGCCAATATTTTGTCTATCTCTTTCATTCCGGTAGATACACCACGCCTTGGTTCTCCGCGAAGAATAGCTTCAATGTTTGACACGGCAGCGTCAGCAGCGGACTTAATGGAAAGTTTGTCTCCGTCATCAAGCATGAAGTCAGCCTTCATAACACTTGTTTCGCTCCAGTTTTTAAGCTGGTCAAGGGTCATCTCCCTGTCTCTCGCTTTATGAATCATGTCGGATGCCAAAACCTCCAAAGAACGGCGATAGCGAGCATCCTCAAGCTTTGGATAGTATCTTGTCCAGTTTGTATGAGATGGACAAAAGGTTGCAATCTCCGCAATCTTTTGTTGACCCCCAACAGATGCAAGCTGTTGTTGGGCCTCAAGCTCGTTCATAATCGTAACCCAGTCAGCTTGTAAGTTTTGTGCAATAAGTCGAAGCGCGGCACGATAAATCAGCTTGTGTTCGTTAAGATAAAAGTGATCTTCTTTTATCTTTTCAACCATTTCCTTTTGCAGCTCTGTCGGTGCATGACAAATGCATGACAATGTTGCGGCTTCGGCTGATTGTTCGTATATGATTTCTTTCATAAATTATTGGCCGTCATTAAGTATTTGAAGCTGTCTAAGCTTTTTGGCGCAACCCTCAACCATGAATTGGCTCATCCCTCCCGCGATACACGGAATGTATTGCCTTGCGTGGGTCTTTCCGCCACAACGATCAATTCGCCCAATGGCTTGTCCCATTTTTACTGGTTGATCTGTTGGAAATATGTAGCTCACTCTTGGTCTGGTTCCTGTAGTGTCGTGGAGGCTAACGCTTGCGCCTCCCGCTCCGATGTTAGACAGGAGAATGTGTATTTCGTTCAATTGAAATTTTTCGATAAGTTCTTTTCGTTTTTTTGGAGATTGACCACCAAAGAAGCCGTCTTTTGTTCCGAGGATGCTTCCAGCAAGTTCCCTGCTTTCCGTAAAAGAAAAGAAAGCGGCTACAGAGTTGCCACACTTTATGTCTTCTTGGATTCTTTTGCAGACATGAGGAACAAGGGCCATTTCTGAAGCTTTCCACGCTTTCATTCTGTTGCCGCGCCGAACGTTCATAATGATATTTCTGTCTATTCCTTGGGACTCCATCCATCTGGCTTGCTTGTCGGCTTTCTCCCATTTTCTTTCAATCTCATAAAACTCCTCAACAATGAATGGAAGGACTTCAATTGTTGTTCCTGCATACTCGCTTCCAAGGTCTGATTTTCTCATCCTGCAACCTCTTTGTGGAATAAGCTGCTTGTGAATTGCGACAAGTTTTTCTGTGTAGCTTTTGTCCCACCACCACCTGTCCTCGTCTTGGTTGTATCGGCATCCATTGCCATACATAAACCTTATCCAGTCATCTCCTCCAGAGTGCAAGCCTGTTATCCTTCCTGCAATACGCAGTTCAAGCGGAGAAAGAGCCAGCGTTGCGCTGGCGCAAATTATTGGTATGTTTTGCTTTATGGCCCCACCGATACAGGCGGTTGTTATGGAGTCCATGTTTCGGGTTATCTGTGCCTCGTCTGCAATAATGATAATATCGCTGGGGTTGTTCCACTTGAAATACCTGTCGCCAAACTGTCCTATGCTGGGCCTCCAGTTGCCCCTTACGGCTTCGTAAGACCCAATGTGGTATGGCTCCGCCCCGAAGTGAGAAAACGCCTTGTGCCACCCCTCAACGCCAACAACAGGACAAAGCACAGCAACCCTGCGTCCAGTTTCAATGGCGGCAGCAAGGTCGCAGTAGGTTTTCCCCATACCAACCTCGCTCATGTCAACAGCCCCAGCATATCCCCATTCTCTTGTCCCGTTTTGCAGGGCGCGTAAAAGTTGGGATGCTGGAACCTGTTGGTGGTTAAGAAGTTTGGGACTGAACATTTTGCTTGCCCCAGCGTTTTGCAGCCACAGCTTTCATGTGATCACTTCTGCGCTCGCGCTCTTGATCTGAAATAACGCGGCGTTTCTTTTTTTCTTTTTTGGGTTTCAAATCAGATTTGGACGTTTTAAGGGTTGCCGAAACTGGCTTCGGGAACCCCTTTAAATTTTCGGAACCCGAAGTTTTCGCAAGTCCCTCCTGAACCATTTTATGGAGCGAGCCGTCTTTGCATCCGTGGATAACCACAGCGTCCATTGACACAAAGCGATCTGGACAGGTTACGTTTTGTATTTCTTGCGCGTCTGGACTGTCGGCAAAAAACACAATTTTGCCGTCCTTCCTCTGATAGTTCACGCTTTTCCAATACGCACGAATCAGGGGCGTGTCTCTTGCTATTTTTAAAAACTCCCAACGGCAATACACGTCCCAAGGTTCTGGCTCGACCCCCGCAGATCGGTAGGACAGGTTGTAAGAATTTAAGTTTCTCGCCAAGGGGCAATAATCAAAAAAGTTTGGCGGATAAATCGCGCTACCCACAATTAGCTTGTGAACTTTTTTCCCTCCGGTGGTTGTCCCCTCATTATACATGCACCCAAGGATTGAAGGGTTCTTGGCGTATTCGTCTTGCAAGATGTCGCACCATCCAGCTTTTACGGGAACACAATCTGGCTCCCAAAAATACCAAGGCTCTCCCTTGGAGTAACATTCAACAGCGGCGTCCACAAACATCTGATTTGGGCCAAGCGGCCAACCATTAAATCCATCTTGTGCCACAATCCTGCCAACATCCACAAAACATTCTTTTAGGATTCCCGAAATTTGATCTACTTCTTTGGTTTCGGCTGGGCAACAGATGGTGGCTTTATGCCTTATGTTTGCCCCTATTGATTTGATGGATTTGGCTGACTCAATGGCAAGCTCAACATCTCCGTTATGATATGCAAATACAATATTCATTTTCTTTTCTTTTTGTTGCTATGATCGTTAAGGTATCTCTCAAGGCTTTCTGCTAAATTTTGTGCCGCTTCAATCTCTGTTGCTGGGTCAAAATAATATCCTCCGCGCTCTTGGTAAATGTTTTCCATCGGCATTGGTAAGCCCCTTCTAAATCTTGGCCCAACAGGACACGGGGACACGGAATCTGTTGATATGACCGTTAATACTACTTTGAATTTGGACATTTAGGAAACTCCGCCCAATATTTAATCAATTTTTCAAGAACGTGGCCAACTCCACTCCAACCGTAATAGGGATCATAATAACATGCCGTCCTAAATGGAGGGTTGCAATTTTCGTTGGCAATGATGTAAACTCCAGCTACATTTGGCTTTTCATCGCCGTAGTCGTGCCACACGATTGGTTCAGATACAAAATTTAAATTATTCATCGTTATGTATTTGACAAGAAAAACTCCACTTCGTTCAAAAACTCCTTTAAAAAGAGGCGGCAGGTTGCGGGGAGCATCCCCAAAACGCGCAAAGCAATATCGTGAGTATGATAAGGTAAAGGGTGCGTATCTTGCTCTCCATCCACAATGCGAGCGTTGCAAAAACAAAAAGAGCACTGACATACACCATAAGGCTGGCAGGGTGGGTCAATGGTTGTGTAAATACGAATATTTTGCCGCTTTGTGTCGTGAGTGCCATGATTGGGTTCATGCTAATGGTAGGGATGCTAGGAAGTTGGGTTGGATTATTGATATAGTTCATGCTCTTCCAAATCCCGATCAAGAGCCTTGAGTTTTTCTATCTCGTAGCCAAAATCGGGCTGGTAAGATTTTGTGATTTCGCAATAGACCTTATTGCTTGGAGTTGTCAATTTTCGCCAGTTATCAACAAGATTGACCCAACTGGTTTCAAGTGGCGCGTTCCATTCATGGGCTGGGGGGAAGTTCCAAGGATAGGGCCGTGGATAAGAAACACAACCGTTAGCAATAAGTATTGCTATTCCTATCCCTGCTCTTTGAAGTCGTAAAACCATAGTTCCTCCTCGCTTTCGCTTACCCACCTGCTGCCTGTGCGTTCACAGCTAAACTCTTGGCTGAATACTTTCCAGTCTGGCTTGGTGTCAAATTTCTTGGCAATAAATGAACCGCCGTCCATCCATAACACGCGATTATTTGGCTGGATAAAGTATTGCCCGTCTCCAGCAAACACATGGCCGCATTTGTGGCCAGCCGCCATCTCTCCATACCCAGAGGTATAATGTGGCCCCAAGCACCAATCCAAGGTGAACATGTATTGGGCTTTTTCAAAAGACTTGTTCTTCAACATAATGTTGGCTGCGCGGTTTTTGCAGTAGTCCAAGATGTTGACCGAGCAGTAGTAGCTCATGGAGTCCCATAGCTGAATCCAGTCCAGAGGGTAGTTGCTGCCACCCGTTTCATCTGTATGGAGATATTGAATTGGAACTCTGGCGTGTTGTGAGCCGTATTCGGTCATAACGCTAAACATTCCGCACCTTTGGGGTATTGACGTGTAGGCGAAAACTTCTACAACAACTCTTTCTCTTGTCACGCTTGGCTCAAGGTCATAAAAGAATCCTTTGTCCAAGAATGCAAAGAAAAACGGAATGTTTACGTTAAGATAGTTCATTGGTTGGCCAATTTTTGCAAAAGTTTTGTCTGCTTTTGAAGTTCTTGTGTTTGATACTCAAGCTGCCGTTGTGCGCGGCTTGCATCCAATTGGCGATAGGCTTCTGCTGTGCGAGCCTGAGAGTCTCTGACAATGTTATCAACCAATGCTTGTGTTCTTTTTGCCGTGGAATCTGGCTGTGTCACGGTTGCTGTTCCATAGTTATATGTTGGAGAATTGTTCCCGTAACCAGTATTATACGAATATCCGCTGTAGTTGATTGTTTCTTGTGCTTGGGCTGCGCCACAAACAAAAATCAAAAGCATTGCTGCTGCTTTGATTTTTTTGGCAATCGAATATTTCGCATAGCGTTTGCCATTTCTGGAAACGATTTCTTTGCTGATTTTAATGCCAGAGCGTTTGATTTCGTTGATTCTGGATGCCAGTCGGAAACACTTAAAACGGCTTAACGCTTCAAGCGGTGTGATTGATTTACCTTTGAGAAGGTAATTGAGGATTTTAACTGTTTGACTAGGATTAGTGTGGTTTTTCATACGAGTCAATAGACACAGATTAACCACAAACGTTCAATCTTTTTTTAAAAAATTTGTTGGGAACGGAGTGCGCTATGTGGTCAAAATTTTTGCGCCCTTCTTAATGTTGTCTTTCGCCCACAACGGCTGAAGATTTTTCCAGTTAAAGCATTTCTCTTGTTGGGCTGGAATTGTTAAATTAAAACTACTGCATGGCAGTATGTGGTCAATATGCCACTTTCCGTAATTTTCCCAAGACATTCCATCAGTCCACTTTGATTCCAAGTGTTTTTTTAGAAATTCAATAGAACATCCAACCAATGACAGCGACGGCTTCCCGGAAAATGATCTTTTTAATGCATCTTTGAGTCTTGATCGCAGATTTAATTTTATTCGATATTGAGGCTCTTGTTTTTTTCTTTTATAATATTCTCTCATGTTGGCATTGTATTTTTCTTTGTTTTTTTGCCTCCACAAGCGATTATAAATTGCTGACTTAACTTTGTTTCGATATTTCTTTTTATTGTTTATATATTTTTTGTAATTCGTTTCTCTTAATCGCTTATTGTATATTTTTGAATTTCGCCTTTGTTTTTTTAAATATTCTTCAAATGTTTCTTTTTTATACCAAAGCTCTTTTCCGTTTGAATATTTGTAAAATTTTCTTTTTTCTCCATGGATTGGGTGATTGTCTCCGTGTTTAAAGGTTCCGAGCGGCATTCCTGTTGCAACTTTTAATAGTTTCATTTCTGAATATTTTATATAGAAACAAATAAAAGTCAAGCATGGGGCTTTCGGGAGTCTAAGAGGCTCATGCCCCGCCCGTCCCGCCAGACGCCATTCATCACGAGGATGTAGAGGGCTGAACTGGCCGTGAAGTTGTCACGCTGCCCAACAAAAATTATGGCTGGATGTCCTTGGGGACTT